ACCGATTGTTGCATTAAGTACAGAAGGCACAACTTTATAAATGTTGATAGTTATTTTTGAGCTTATAGGCAAATAAAAAATAACATTACCACTTGAATCACAGATTGCTATTTGTTGGGTAAAAGTATATGTTCCATATGCAGTTGTTGATCCTGTTATTAGAATAGGCGAAGAAAAAGAAATTGTTCCAGTGCCAATATTATTTAAAACTGTTGTTGCTGCAACATCTCCGCCAATATCCCTAGTTATAACAACTTTAACTTTACTCGCACTTGATGAAACTTTTGTCCAATCATACTCACCTAGATTACAGTTTATTGAAAACCCTTTGTTGTATGTTCCAGACCCTGTATTTTGTCCTATGTCAGCTGATTGAGCATTTAAAATTGGAGTAATTGCACTATGATTATAGCCCCTAAATGAGCCTAAAGAAAAATCATATCTATTTGAATCATAAATACTTCTCTTTAATTTAAATTCAATCTTGTTTTGCACAAATGCTGATAACTTCCATTCACCCGGACTATTATTTGAATATATGTTCCATTTTGGCAATGAACTAGGTAGTAATGTACCATCGGTTGTTGTTCCGTTGTTATTTTCTGCAATGTAAAAAGCATAACCACCAATACCGCCAGATGAAGCAGATGCAACTAAAGTACCTACATCATTACTTGCAAATCCTAATGTCTGCGAAACGAGCGTTGTTGTTATATTTGTTGTTGATAAACTCATAGTTATTTATTTTTTAATTTATTTATTTCTATTGTTAACTCCTGAATTGCTCCGATTAAATAAGGAATTAATTTAATGTAATCAACACCTTTATATTGTTCATCAGAATAGATATTATGTACTAAATTTGGTAATACCTTTTCTAGTTCCTGAGCAATTACACCAACATCTTTTTTATTATCCTTGTTTGGGTTTAATTCTTTTGCTTTCTCATTCCAGTTATAAGAAACAGGTTTTAATTTATTGATAATTGATAAACTGTTATTAATCGGTTTAATGTTTTTCTTTAATCTTTTATCAGATGTTGAATAAGCTGTAACCTCACCATTTGCTAATATATTGCCATTAAATTTAGCACTACCAGATTCTAATGAAAATTGTATTGTTTTCGTTCCAGCAACAGCCATAAATAAAGAATGACCAAATCCAGACACATTATTATAAGTATAGCCTAAACCATAGTGACTAGCTAATGTTGCCCAACTTGAACCAATTGTCCATATAATTTTATCAGTCGTACCAGCTTCAACATAATCACCAACCATTGCACAACCTGAAGTAGTTTTAAAATAGCCACCTGAAATCATATTAGCATTATTATATGTTCTAACATTACCTGATTCTGTTGCATAAATACCTACGCCATAACTTGAACTATACCAACCGCAATTGCCATTTGAACGCCACCAACCATCAGAACCTGTAGTGAATGCATCTGCACCTTGGAGCCTACCAGCTGAATATACAGATTGACTTCCGATAGTATTTGAATCTATAACTCTTAACCAACTACTCCAAGAGCCAGAATTTCGACCTCTAATGTACAAATATCCAGCTCTGTAATCTTGATAAATTTGTGAACCCCAAGAATAAGCATCATTTACATATGATGAGGCAATTAAAGTGCCATCTGATGAACCGGAAGGAGTTGGTGTTGTACCTCCATTACAATAGTATATCCCATTAAGTCCTGTTTGGTCAGGAGTTCCAATATTTTGTAATGCTAAATAGCCTGCTCTACCAGCACTATTTGCATAGTTTACTGATTGACTTCCTATATTTCCAGTATTTATTGCAGTTGATGACAATTGATATGGTGAAAGTGCTGAACTAGTAATATAACCACTCGGATTAGTTGAGTTATAAGGTGTAAACCCTAAAGCTGTAGTTATCTGACTTGAATTAATACCAGTTATAAAGCCACTATCATTAGTTAGTTGACTTGTCTTAGTTGGTAATGATGAATTTGTAACATATCCACTCGGATTAGTAGCGTTATAAGGTGTATAACCCAAAGCATTAATAACTAAATCCGAACTTATAGAAGTCAATGAACCATTTTCAACACTTACCAATCTATTATTCATCTGATTAATAGTATAAGCGTTAAATGTATCTATTAATGTTGCATTGCTGAATGTGCCACCTAGATTACTATATGAGTAAACAGTCTGAATTAATCCAGAACCACCACCAGTTGAACCAGTACCAGCACCAAAAGCACTAATATCACCGCTTGAATATAAATTATTATCAACAGATAAATAACCGTTAGCATCAACAATTAAATTAACTGTTTGCGTTCCATTAGTTATTGATAAACCCTTAGTAGTTAAATTTCCTGTCATAACATCACCAGCTTTTAATACATATGATGTTAGTGATGCACTGGTAATATAACCAGAATCATTAGTTAGTTGTGATAATTTAGTAGGTATAGAAGAGATTGTAACATATCCACTAGGATTATTAGCTGAATATGGAGTATAACCCAATGTACTAATTAATAATTCACTTGTAAGGTCAGTTAAATAGTTCTTATTTTCAATTGTAATTAATCTACTATTCAATTGATTAATTGTATAAGCATTAAATGTACTGCCTAAATCACTACTATCAAAAGAATTACCTAAGCTTGAATAACCATAAACAGATTTAATTAATCCACCAGTTGAACCAGTGCCACCAGTAACAGAACCAACAGCATAGGCACAAACTTCACCTTTAACTAGCAAATTACCATTAATATCAAGTGTCATTAAATCAGTGAAAGTTCCATCTGTATTAACTGTTGAAAATTTTCAACCAGAATCAGTTAATAAGTAATTAGTATCAGCTAATTTGATTACACCATTAGCACCAGCCAAATTACTTGACTGTGGTAGTAAAGGCAAATAATTTAAAGGTGCAGAACTACTAGAAGAACTTGAACCATAATAATTAATTGTTCCTGTACTGCTTTGTTTTGGTATATCTATTTTTATAAATTCCATATCGTTTATTTTTTATTTATTATCGTCAACAGATTAGTATCATTGTAGTAATCAATAGACATTTTATCAACTATATATTTATCATCTGGATATAAACCGCAAGTGAATAAACTAAAAGGCTTATAATTGTTTGCCAGTGTTATATTGAGTTTTTTTTGTGGCTCTGAATATTGATTTACATACTTTTCAATTATGTTATATTCTTGTAATTGAGTTTTGTTTAATGCCTTATTATTTATAGCATTATTATATGAATATGTCCCATCATCATTTAATTGAATAACCGAACTATAATTTAAACCCTTATTTGTTTGACTACATATTTTAAAATCCAGATCACTAAATTGATTAATATAGTTAGTATCAATTACATTCAAATATTGTGTATCTGTTGCTGTATCTTTTTCTGAATTTTGATTGACTAATTTAACGGTAAAATCTTTCAAAAATACATTATCAACCCTATGATGTGGTATTACATTTTGAGGTGCGTAAAGTATAAAATTAACGTCACCATAAATCTGGTCTGTTGTCTTGATTGGTATTTTTTGACCTGTTTCAGAAATAAAATCCTGATAACTAACTTGATTTTTTACCGAAAACCATTTATTCATTAAATGACTTTCATCACCCTTTTTAAATTGAATTTTGAAATTTGAAACTGTCGTTGTCCATATTGTGCCATTCCAGTATTTGTTTCCAATTTGAAGCGTTGCTGTTAAATGTAAATTATCTTCTGAAAAACTTGTGTCATCTCCAACATCCTCTGTTTGGTCAATATACCATTTTTGAGGCATATTTGTCCAACAAGCTGAACCACCAATTATTATATAAAAAGTATCATATAAATAACTATTTTGCGGAACACTACCAGCTATATTATACAAAACAGGTTTTAATAAATTCTGTGTTGTTGTTGGATTGCTTTCCTGATGTCTAAACAACTGGATTATATTACTAAATGACACACTATCTGCACCTTTAGCAGTTTCAAAATAAGCTTGTCTACTGAATAAAGCACCTATATTATTTTTAAGAATAGGATAAGTAGTATAATCGAAATTTAATTGTTGCCAATTATTATCATCAATATACCAAGTTGTTATATACTGGTTATGTTTATAGTATTTGTTATAATAAGTATAACCATTATCGAACCACAATACATAATCATTCCAGAGATATTGGTTATTAGCAGTAATACTTATATTAGTTAATTGTGTATCATCAAAAAATTCAGGTAACAAACTATCATTACTATTTAAATTAGTCTTTATACTAATTTGATTATAAGTTGTATCAAGTTCAATTGTTGCACCATTAGCTTTAAAACTAGCCCCTGTTATATCATTAATATCATTTAATACTACTTGACTTGTTGAATAATTTGATCAGTTGTTTGATGTTGAATACTGAATATAATTGGTATAACCATTTTTTAAATAATCATAATCCAATATATAAACACTATCACCAGACGCTATTATTGTATATCCCAAAAATTGAATTATTTCAGTTAGTACTTCTTTATATGTCATTGATGTAGCTGCAACTGCCGCTGTAGTATCTGTTGCAGCTTGTGCATCATCATTAAAGAAATTTTGTTCAGTAATAAATAGTTTATCAATTATTTTAGTTTTATCTGCTGAACTAGTTAGAGAATTATTCTGATTGATATATATGTTTCTATAGCAATTACATTTACTGATTATATAAACTAATATACTTTCAAATGATTTAATTTTTTTATTGTCTGGATCAATTTGTTGATAAGTATAATTATCAAGTGTACTTAATCCATCAATTGCTTCAATATCTATACTTTCAAAAACATTTTCAAAACCTTGTGTATAGATATTTGGTGTAACATAACCAACTCACTCAATAGAGTTATTATCTAAGTTGGTTAATGTCATTTTACACCCTTGTGCAGTACTTTGATATATATCAAATAGATATTTATCTGATAAAATAGTGCAGGTTGCATTGGATAATTTTAAAGGTGAATAAATAACTTTATCATTATTATATTCAACTTTAAAAGGTTCATCAGATAGCACTAATTCAGTGCTACCAGTAATACCATTATTTATATCAATATCTATCTGATAAAGAGTATTATTTATATTTTTAAATTGTCCTGTGTATTTCATTATACTTTACTTTTTATTTTATCATAGTTATTAAGAACCCCTTTTAAATGCTTTCCTTCAATCACAAACTCAACAGTTCCACCATTGCCTGTATTTTGTCCATTTATTCCACCTTGACCATTTAAAAGACCAAATAATGTACTTTGTTGACCTCCGTTTAGAATCATTTCACCAGAATTTAAACCAGCTATTACTTTATCACCTGTAAAACTTGAACCTTGAACAATACCACCATTTGCAAATTTTGGTAAATTTCCAATTAATGAATAAACTGAGGCTGCTGCTCCTGCCATTTCAACCAAATTTAAAGGGAATGGCAAGTCTGCTGCTGATGATATTGCCCCAGATACTGCTACAGCTGTATTTGCGGCTACTTTTGTTTTATCTTCATCAGTTTTTTTATTTGTGTCTTCTGTACTACTATCAGTTTTTGAACCTGCTAATTTCGATAAATCGCTAATGTCTACAGATGCTTTTTTAGTATCAAATCCTTTTAATGTATTCTTTAATAATTCTGGTTTATTTGCCTTTTCTTCAATTTTATTTTCTGCTGCTTTAGCCTTAGTTAATTTATCAGTAAGAGCTATCAATGTTTGCATTGTCTTAATAGCTGTTGTTATATTATCAATACTATTTGTAATTGCATCCCAAACAGCTAATATTTTATCCCAACCTGTTGATTTTACATTAGAAAATGTATCGTTAACCGCTTTGAAAGAATTATATAAATTTTTTGCTGAACCTGCAATTTCTTTAACGCTACCATATACACCAGTATTTAATTGGTGTTGTAAGTCTTTTACATCCTCTTTAACCTTAGCTATTTTAAGAGCCTCTGCAAGACTAGGAGCTTTTTTTAATGCAGTATTCAATTCATCAATTAAACTATCAGCTTGACCGTTGAACTGTGCTTTAAGCTTAGTTAAATCGCCATTAGCATCAGCCATTGATTTTTTAATATCTTTCACACCTGCTTCTGTAAAAGCTTTTTCAATAGCTTTAATATAATCATCATTTTGCTGTGATTTATCTTCTAATTTTTCATTATCATTTTTGTTATAATCAAAAGTGTGGTCTATTTCTGGTTTTACTGGTAATTGAAATGAATAATCTTTTTTCTGTAATTCTTTTTGTTTATCCTTTACTGTTTTGATAAAATCATTAGTACCAAAGTTAACACCTTTTATTGCTGAAACAGTTCTTAATGCTTCATCAACAACACCAGACATTGCATTAGTATATTCATCTTGCGTAATAATACCATTCTTTAAATAACTGTCTTGTTCAGCTAGTTTTTTTAAATAATCATCTTTAGCAGTATCAATTTTATCATCAACACTTGTTAATGGGTTTGCAACACCTTTTAAAGCATCTTGATAAACAACATCTTTTTTTGCTTGTTCTGGAGTTAATAAACCACCTAATTTAGTAACAGAATCTTTGTTTAATTTATCATACAGTTCATTATATTTTGATGTTGTTATTACTTTATTAGCTAATTGATTTTTGTATTCAGTTAGTTTTTTTGCTATATCATCTTCTTCTTTTTGAATAGGATCTTCTTTTCCCTTTTTTTCTTTTTTATTTATATTACTATCAACATTAAGACTTGTAGTTTCACCTGTATTATTACCAAGTTCAGATTTTAGTTTATTTTTTTCTCTAGCAATATTATCTCTTATTTTATATAACTGGTCTCTCTCATTAAATAAATTCTGTCTATCACTAACTAGACCTTTATTTACATTTTTACCGCCATTAATATCACTTCTTAATTGATTATCAATAACATCAATTTTAGATTGATTTTCAGCAATTTTATCATCATTCGGATTCTGTTTACTTAACAGGTATTGGTATTTACTTTGTTTGTCTAATAAATCAAGTCTTTCACTAATTTTCTTGTTAATATCACCAGCGATTTTTAAACCATCTTTATCATATTTATAATTAGTACCTAAAATTGAATTGATAGTATTTAATGCTGTTTGTCTCTCCTTTAATGAAATGGTTGTATCTTCAATTATCTTTTTTGAATTCTTTAAATCATTAAGTTGTCCATTACTTTCACCAGCATTCTTTAAACCTGATGTGTAATCTGTTCAAATAGCTTTTAACTCTTTTGCTTTCTCTGCAAGGTTTGAAAAGTGTTGATAAATTGCGATTGCACCACTAATTAGAATCATTGGTAAGAATGACATAAAAGCTGATTTAATTGCTAAACCAACATTTTTAAATGCAAACGAAGAAGTCAACCCAAATTTATTTACCGCTGCTTCTTGTTCAGCATAAGATTTTGCTGCTGCAATTGATTCATCTAAGTATCTCTTTTGTGATTTCTTTGATAAAGTGCTACCAGCTAATTCTTGCATAACAGCACTTTTTTCTGCTTCTACAGCTTGTTTTATGTAGCTTTCAGTTGCTGCTGTTGATACTGTTGCATAACCATTTTTAATAGCCGTAAAAGCTTTTGCTATAATCACAGTTGTTACTATATTAACCACAGCATCACCTAAAGCTTTAAAGTTTTCAATTACCCATTTAAAAGCCTCACTAGCACCATTCAATATATTTTTATAGATATTACCTACATTTAATTTTGCGGTTAATTCTTCAAAGCTATTACCAATTCTATTAGTAGCACCGCCTATTGTATCAGTGTCAACATTACCAAAGGCTTTTTGTAATTCAGCCCCAAATTTTGGGAAAACATCATTAGCTAATAATTGACCGTGTTTAGCCATATCACGAAGCTTTTCTACAGACGCACCCATAGATTTAGCCATTATAGAAAGTGATTCAGGTAAAGCCGTACCAAGCCCCGCAATTAATGGTTTTAATTGAATTGTACCCTTTTGCATCATCTTCGACATAGCATCAAAAGCTTCTGCTTTTTTATCACCACTAGCACCAGTTGCTAGTAATGCTGCATTTAAACCTGTGAATAATGATTGTTGATCTTTTAAAGGTATATTACTAGTCTTTGCACTTGCTGTAAACTTTGCAAAGGCACCAGTCATTTCATTAATACTTAAACCATATTTATCACTTAGTTCAATGATGTATTTCTGATTTTCACCATATTCTGCTCAACCACCAGAAGCAACTTTTAAAGCCTTATTTACTGCTGCTGACTCTTTAGCAACATCAATCATTTTTTCAATCAAATGAGTAAATCCAAGACCAGCACCCAAAACCCCAGCCATTTCTAAAGCTGTAGCTTTTATTTCTCTAAATCCGTTTTGTATTTGGGCTTGACCTCTTTTAAAATTCTCTGTTAGTAGATTAACCGCTACACCGAAACTTAAATTATTTGCCATATTATTCTTGTTGTTGTTTGTTTATTTTTTCAATTAAATCTGCACCAGTTCTAAACATATCTGGTAATTCATCAGCCATAATTTTAAACTCTGTTTTTTCTTGTTCTGCTTGCTTTTCAAGTTCCCAAGGAAAAGGATAAAATTTTGCAGGATTGTTTATTTTAGATGAATCTATATGAGGTATAATAGATAAATAGCACCATAATCTGCGACTCTCCATTTGTTCTTTTATTCTATTGTTATAAGCTTTTATATATAAACCAATATCATAAATATTCATCTCATTCATTATATAATTAATATCCAATCCGGCACTAATTATTAATAATGAAGCAATGTCTTTTATATAAATAATTTCTTTATTTGTTGAATTATTTTCATCAATTTCTTCATTCTCTTTATTAGAGAACTGTTTCATTAACTCTAATTCTGTATTGAATTTATCAACAATTTCTTTACTTATCTTTTTATTATTAATTACTTCTAAAAACTCATCATAAGTAAATACTTCTGGATTATTTGATAAAACTATACAGTACATTAATTTCAATAAATCATCTGTATTTGTATAGTCTATTTCATTAAATGATTTATTAGTAAACTGTTCAAATTTGATGATACTTTTTATATTCAATTTTATATTCATATCAATTTGAATTTTAAAAACAAAAGGCGGTAAATAATCACCGCCTTTTATATTTTGATCTAATTATTATGCTGATACTTTTACTAAAGCACCTGAACCTTCTAAAGATACAGAACAAGAAACTATTGCATTATCTTCAGCTTTCATACTTAAAGATGTAATGTGTGCTGTTCCGGTATAAAGACCTGTTCCAGTTAATGCAAATGTTGCAGGGTCTGCAATTCCAATAGTAAAACTAATAGAAGTACCTGCTATTTGACTAGCTAAAAGTGTATCGAATGAAGTATCACCTGCTACTGTAGTATATAAAAAATCAGAAGCAATTGTATATGAAATTTGACCAGATAAACTAGCTTTTCAATTTCCAGACATTTTATTAGTCGTATCAATTGATGCTGCGCTAATTGATAAATCACAAGTTTTTGCAAAAGCAATTGGTGTAGTACCTACGAATAACATTAGGTTATTACCTTTTACTAAATCGGTATTTGAATTATATGATGTTGCCATTATTATTTATTTTAATTGTATTATTTGTTATTTGATTTCAAACTGTAAAGTCTGAATATATTTTTTATCTATTAAATCTTCAACTGAATCTGTTAGTCTGCATTCATAGTTATAATTATCTTTGTTTTGGTGTATGCCTTCAATTAAATCATTTAAAGCTTCTGTTATTGATATACTTCTATCATAATCTTCTGAAACAATTACAAAAGTAACATTGCATTTTTCTTCATAAATCCCAAATTGAGTATGTTCTTTAGAATACTTTTCCCTATAATAAATTATAGTATCGCCTTCTGTTCCTTCTGGTGCAACTATAGGAAATATATTATTACCTACTCAATCAGTTAAACCACTATCTGCAACAATTAATTTTCGTAATTCTGTAGTTATTGAGAACTTTGTAAATGCTTTTACCATCTTATCCTTTATTTATTAAATTTGTAATTGCTCTTTCAATACCACTGTAAACTTTATCTATTGCAGCGGTTTCATTCGATTCAATAGCATCTTTTCAGAAACTATTACCTTCAACCTTTCCCCTGTTTGCACCGCTTTTAGTGGTTCTTTCTTGTGTACCTAAATCTATTAAATGTGCGTGCATACCTAATTGATTAAATCCGGCAATTGCTCCTAAACTTGACCTTTTTAGTTTACTTCTAAAGGACTTTAACAAATCACCAGAATCACCTTTTTTAGATTTCATTCTATCTCTTAGATTTTGCCTACCAGCATTAATAAATAATCCTGTTGCATCCTTTAAACCTTGCTGAACTGCTTTGTCTTTTTGAAAGTCGTTTAAGTTTTCAATAGCTTTATAAACTCGGTCTAAATCAATTAATGTAGTTTGTACTTCCATTTTATTTATTAATTTTTTCTAGCGTTATTTCAGCTGAATTATTAAATAAATTTCTATCAAATGAAGTTATTTTATAATCAAGATTTTCATATTGAACAATTAATAATTCAGAGAGTAATTTGTTATATCTAACTTTAAAAACTAATGTATTACTATGAAATAATTCTTTTGCATCTACTAAATACTTACCAGCTTGTTTAACCTTAGCTGCTCTACATTTAAATAGTTCAACTAGCTTTTTTGTAACTGCACCAGATTCAGATTGAACTACTTGATTTTCTTTAAATATTAAACTATATAATAATGTTCCTGCTGGTATCATAATTAATTAGTTTGAATAGTTTTTATAAAAATCTAAAAGGTATCTATAGTTAAAAGGCATTTCTGTAGTTTTAGTTGCAAAACTCACCATTTCCCGGTTTGCATATAAATTACCAATCATTAAAAGCATTGCGTGCAATAATGGCAATGGCATAACATCACCATTATTTGCAGCAACAACAATTAATTTTTGATTTATATGTAATTCAACAGTTGCTTCCGCTACTTGTATTAACGAAGTGATATAACTATCATCTTCTATAAATTCTGTTTCCAGATTCAAGTGTTTTTTCGCTTGCTCTATTGTCAAATACATATTCTATTTATTATGCTAAAATTGCTTTTACAAATGAACCAGCTCTACGAGGTTTAGCATCAAAGAATGCATTAATTACAATTCTTACTTTACCATTAGAAGCTTGTGTATAAGGATCAACTGTTAAGTCAATTCCACCCCATTGCCCAATAACAAAGTCTTCAAAGTTTCCAAAGATTATACCTTTAGAAGGTACTGCTGAAGTAGATAATGCTGGATAACCATTAATTTCGTCATTATCCATTAAATAACCAGCTGCTACACCACTAGCTTTTAATGTGGTTTTTAATTCTCCTTTTGCTGAAGGTGAAACAATAAATACTTTATTTCCTACTACATTAGCTGTTTCTAAAGCTGTTTCCATTCCTACTAATTCTGCGTAAGTAGGTGCTACAGTATCGGCAACAACTCCCATTAATAGACCTGCTGGTTGAGTTGCAGATCCAGCTACTGTACCAAATATTGTAGCTTCTAATTTATTAGAAACTGCTTTTACTATATCTTTCATCAACATAGTTTCAGCTGAAGATGATTCTTGAATTAAAAATTGTTTAGTTACATCTATATAAGTAGTTATTCTTTTAGGTGCTAAATCAACTTGTGTGAATGCACCAGCACCATCTTGTGCAGCATCAGTTTCACCTTCTCAAAGTGCATTACTTCCTGAATAAGCTGGAATTGATACATTACCAGCTAAACCTGATAAATAAGTTGCACCAGCTTGTACTAATACTAAATTAGCTCTAAGTGGTTCTAAGATTCCTAGTTTATCGGTTGCAACTACTTCAAGTCCAGAACCTGCTGTAACTGCTGAAATTGCACCCCTAGTTTCCATAGGTAAAATAAGTTGTCCAGCGAAATTTTGACCTGATTTACGAAATTCTGCTCTACCTGCTTCATCGACTTCTAAGGCTCTTTCATCTAATGGTTTGTTATTAGCTAAATCATTAATAGCTTTCAATAATGAGAAATTTTCCATAGTTTGATTTGTTTGTTTTGTTGTTATTGTATTTAAATTTATTTTGTTATCTTCTTCAATTTTTCTAATCTCTAAATCTTTTTCAGCTAGTTGTTTAGTTATTGAATCAAATTCCGTATTTTCAACATCATTCATTTTTCTAGTTTCTTTTTCAACACCAGATATAATTTCTTGTGCTCTTTTCTTTAATTGGTCTTTTTCATCCAATAATTGCAATGTGTTCTTCATTAGTTTATTTTATTTTTTAATAGTTCAAAGTATTCTTTTAAATCTTCTTCATTCAAATCCTGCATTTTTCTAAGTGCAACTGTAGTATCTGGATAAGCTTCTTTGTAAACTGGTGAAACGTCGAACAATTCTTTGAATTTGGTGATCTTTCGTAAATATGTGCCGTTTGATCTCTTTTCCCAAACATCATTATCAATTGTAAATGCAAAACTAGATGTACTAATATCACCCCTTTTTAAACCTTCTAAAAGTTCATCACCTAAAGCCGTTTGTGGTGCATCAAAACTATATTTTAAACCCTCATTATCTACTTCTAATATTAATGAACCA